GGAAGCGGCAACATCATCCCGCTCTCTTCGTCAGGACTAGCGACTAGCGTAAGCCAAGGCAACGCCGGCAGCTCGGCCCAGGCCTGGTACATCCAAGCCACCAGCCTTCCGTTGCCGACGAACGCAGCACAGGAGAGCGGCGGCCACCTAGCCTCCATCGACTCGAAGCTACCAGCCCTCGGCCAGCACAACATGGCGGGCAGCTCCAGCGTCGTGATCGCCTCCGACCAGAGCCCAATCCCAATCTCAGGGACTGTCTCGGTCACCAACGCCAGCGTAGGGCTTAACGGATCAACGGCGCCGACGAGCTCCACCCAGATGGGCGTGAAGAACAGCTCGGGCAACCTACAGGCCTTGACATTGACCTCGGGAGGCGCCATCCCAGTGGACGGCTCCTCGGTCACGCAGCCCGTCTCGGCGTCTGCGTTGCCTCTCCCCTCGAACGCGGCCCAAGAGACGGGCGGCAACTTGGCCTCGATCAACTCGAAGCTAGGCTCCGGCCCAACCGCCCAAGACTCCACCGTCTCGAACGTGCAAGGCTCGGTCGCCGGCGGCGTCGCTGGCTCCAAGTCAGATCTGATCGGCGTACAGTACAACAGCTCGCTGCCCAGCCTCTCGAACGGACAACAATCAGCCGCCCAGGCCGACTCGTCGGGGCGCTTGCTCATCGGATCGATCGCCGGCGCTTTACCTGCGGGCGGAAACGCAATAGGATCAGTGAGTGTATCGAACTTTCCCGCGACTCAGACAGTTTCTGGCACTGTCACCGCTAACGCTGGCACTGGCAACTTCACCGTCGTACAGTCCTCAGGCGCTAGCCTCCATACCGATGTCGACTCGCTTCCAGCTCTACCAAGCGGCTCCAACACCATTGGATCGGTCAACCAGGCTGGCGCTCCTTGGAGCGTCGCCGGCTCTGGCAACTTCACCGTGGTTCAGCCTACTGGAACTAATCTACACTCGGTCATCGACTCGGGAACCCTCACGGCGAATATCGGCACCACTAACGGGCTCGCGCTCGACACGTCGGTGGCCGCGGTTCAAGGCTCCGCCTCCGGAGGAACTGAGGCGACTAAGTCGAGCCTTGACGGTGGGGTCTACAATTCTTCTCTCCCCTCGCTCACCTCTGGGCAACAGTCCGCCATGCAACTGGACTCGAGCGCGAGACTGCTTATCGGAGCGCTGCCCGCCGGCGGCAACACCATCGGCGCAGTCAACCAAGCAGGCTCCCCTTGGGGCGTCAACGTCTCTTCAGCGCTGCCCGCAGGGTCGAACGTCATCGGCGGCGTCACACAATCCGGTGGACCTTGGACCACCTCGGACGCAGCCGACGGGTCCGTATCTGGTGGCTCCGCAGGGACTAAGTCAATTCTTTCGGGCGGCCAGTATAACTCTTCGCTTCCCTCGCTGACCACTGGACAGCAAGCAGCCCTCCAGTCGGACTCCAGTGGCCGGCTCTTGGTCGGCTCGATCGCCTCGGCGCTGCCCGCTGGCTCTAATAGCATCGGCTCCGTGACCGCGAATGCAGGGACAGGAAACTTCAACGTGGTTCAATCCTCTGGGTCGAACCTCCACGCGAACATCGACAGCCTGCCGTCGATCCCATCCGGGTCGAACGTCATCGGGGGCGTCACCCAGAGCGGTGGCCCTTGGACGACGAGCGACGCCGCCGACGGCTCGGTCACCGGCGGAAGCGCCGGCTCGAAGTCAATCTTGAGCGGAGCGCAGTACAACGCCAGCCCGATCACGTTGACAACCGGGCAACAAGCCAGCCTACAATCCGACGTCAACGGCAAGCTCCTCATCGGCGCCTTAGCGCCAGGCGCGAACGCCATCGGATCGGTCGCGATCAACTCAGCCCTGCCCGCCGGCGCGAACAGCATCGGCTCTGTTACCGCGAACATCGGAACGACGAACGGCCTCGCGCTCAATTCGACCCTGCTCAACGTGCAGGGCTCCGAGAGCGGCGGAACGGCTGCGACCAGCTCACAACTAGGCGGAGTTGTCTACAACACATCCTTGCCTAGCTTGACGAACGGGCAACAAGCTGCCATGCAGTCCGACTCGAGCGGTCGCCTGCTCGTTGGGTCGATCGCCAGCAACGTCAACGTCGGCAACGTCAGCGGCACCGTCAGCCTGCCCACCAATGCGGCACAGGAGACCGGCGGCAACCTCGCGTCGATCAACACGAACACCACTGGCCTGAACGCCAGCATACAGAACACCCAAGGCTCCGCCAGCGGCGGAACCGCGGCGTCCAAGTCAGACCTTGCCGGCGGCGTCTACAACGGCGGTACCTTGCCGTCGCTGACCGCGGGACAACAAGGGGGGCTGCAGCTCGACTCTGCAGGCAGAATCATATTCAGCGCAGGATTGTCCACGTCAGGAACGATCACCACTACCTGCTCGACGCCATCGACGGCGTGTCCGGCGGGGTCCTTCGTGATGGTTCCGAACAACGGCTTCGGCTCCGCGCAGGTGCAGGTCACCGGCACCTTCAGCGGCGCCACCTTCAACGTCGACGGCACGGCCGACGGCGTGAACTGGGTGACGTTGCTCACCGCGAGCGGATCCAATGGGCAGTACACGACGAACTCGTTCTCGGCCGTAGGCAAGTACAGGGTGTTCAGGATAGCCTCGCTGCAACAGATTCGGTTGAGGGCTTCGGCGCTCGGCTCTGGCTCTGCTTCCGTGGCCTTCGAGTCCGGCAACCCGACCGACCTGGTCGAAGCCATCAGCCTCAACGCGGCCAACAATTTGACGACCTCCTACCTCGACGACGGATCGGGCAACGCCTTGACCTCGACGGCGGTCAGCGGACACCAAGCCCTCGACTCCAACGTGGTCCAGAGCGTGACCCCGCAGGACAAGAGCATCAGTGGGTCGCTGACGGCCGCCTGCGCCTCGGGCACGAGCTGCGGCGCTGGGTCGACCTTGACGTTGTCGGTCAGCGGCATCAGCTCATCCAAGCTAAACCTCTCGGGCACCTGGTCCGGCACGGTCGTCCTCGACTGCTCGAACGACTCGTTCAGCACGTTCAAGACCTTGAGCTTCGCGGTGCCCACTGGCGGCGCGCCGGTCTCTAGCTTGAGCTCGAACGGCTATTGGGGCGTCATCGACCCAGGCTCGTGCAACCAGCTCAGGGCTCGCATGTCGGCGTTCTCGTCCGGCTCAGCGACCACGGTCTTGACCGCGTCGGAGGGCGACGGCCTACAGCACGTCGTCTCGCTCAACGCAGCCGAGCTCTTGGGCACCATGAACGTCAACGACGGCTCTGGGAACCCCATCGGATCGACCTCGCTCAGTTCCGTGAACTACCTCGACGCCGCCGTAACTGGCACCGTCGCCTCTGGCTCCGCGGACGCCAACAACCCAGTCAAGATCGGCGGCATCTACGAATCCTCGCAGACCGCCGTCAGCACCGGGCAAAGGTCCAACGCGCACACCACCTCCTTGGGCGACCTCACCACGGGCGACAATACAAAGTACACACACATCAGCACTGCAACAACGACGACTGTCAAATCTGGCGCCGGATTGCTCTACGCAATTTGTTGGAACAAGGCCGTCAACGCCGCTACCGACACTATCTACGACAATACCGCTGCTAGTGGAACGGAGATCGGAATCGTGACCGAAGTCGTAGGTGGAGGAGCAGGCTTCCCGTTCGGCTGCACGAGGTACAACGGCATGCAGTTCAACACCGGCCTGACGATCGTGACATCCGCGGCCAGCGACCTTACCGTGCTCTACAAGTAAAGGGGAGAAACCATGACGAAACTCATTGCCTTAGCGTTGTTCCTGTGTAGCCTGAATGCCCTAGCCTTCCCAGGCAGCGCGAACATCGGCGCGGTGGCCACGAATCCATCCAACGGGACCGTGCTCGCCACTAGCGGCTCGCTGTCTTCCGGGTGCGCCAGCGGCACAGGAATCTACAAGGTCAAGGTGTTCGCCTCGTCCAGCGCGGCGGCGACCTTCGACTTACAATCAATCTTCAGCGGCAGCCCAGTGTCGCACATTTACCTAATGACCCCGGCGCAGGGCTCAGTGAACCTAGAGCCAGAGATATCGTTCGCTGTTCCAGACGCAATCACTCTATCGGTGGTCAACGTCGGGTCGATCACTGGTACTGTGCAGGTCAATTTGTTCTGGGCGCTCGAGAAGTGCCAGTAAGCCCCTTGACACACTCATAGTCTGGGCCATAGTTGTAGTTAGACCAACAACTATACCGATTAGGAAGCGATAACCAATGGCCAAGGGCAAGAAGACAGGCGGAAGGGACTGGGTGAAGGGCCAAGTGCCGAACCCACTGGGCGGCGGCGCCCACGACCCCAACAAGAAGGCCATGCGCAGGCTCACCCAAGCGCAGGTGGCCGAGGTGGCGTCGATGATACTGAGCGGAAGGGTCGAGGACCTCGAGGCCATCGTCGGTAACAAACAGAAGGGCATACCTGCTGACGCGAACGCTAGTCCGCTCAAGTTGTGGTTCGCCACGTGCGCGCTCAGAGGCATAACCAAGGGCGACGTCGGCATACTGGATATCTTCCTCAACCGCACCGTCGGCAAGGTGAAGGACAAGCTCGAGCTCACCGGCGAGGACGGCGGCCCCATCGAGTTCAGCAACATGACCAAGGAGCAGATCGAGAAGGAGCTCGCCGAGCTCGAGTCGAAGATGAAGGTCGAGTAGTGGACCTCTCCAGGCTAAGCAGGTCAGAGCAGATCAGGTACCTCCAGGGCAAGCGGACGTTATTCCGCCTGCACACCAACAACTCGTTCTATTCGTTCCTCAGGGCGTCGTGGCCGATCATAGAGCCCAACCATCCATTCGTTCCAGGCAAGCACATAGAGGCGATCTGCGAGCACTTGGAGGCGGTTTACCGTGGAGAGATCAGGAACCTCTTAATCAACGTTCCACCGAGGCACGCCAAGTCCACTATAGTGTCCGTCGGATACCCGGCGTGGGTGTGGACGATGCAGGGTGGCCACAAGTTCATCTACGCTTCTCATGCCTACCCGTTGTCGATGAGGGACTCGGTCAAGTGCCGCGCCCTGGTCAGGTCGGAGTGGTACCGACAGACGTTCGGCATCAAGTGGCACATATCCGAGGACCAAGACCAGAAGGTAAAGTTCGAGAACACGATGATGGGCTTCAGGCAAGCGGCTTCGGTCGGCGGATCGGTGATCGGCACCGGCGGCGACACGCTAGTTGCCGACGACCCGCACTCGCCCATGGAGGTTGGATCGGACCTACAGAGGCAGAAGGTCTTGGACTGGTACGACCAGGAGTTCTCCAACCGCGTGAACGACCCGAAGACCGTCTCGAAGATCATCATCATGCAGCGGCTGCACCAGCTCGACCTCTCGCAGCACGTCCTGGACAAGGGCGGCTGGGAGCACCTGATGCTGCCCGCAGAGTTCGAGCCCGAGAGGAAGTGCGTGACGTCGATCGGATGGCAAGACGAGAGGCAAGAACCGGGTCAATCCTTGTGGCCCGAGAGGTTCGGCAACCCAGAGCTCGAGGAGTTCAAGAAGAACATGGGCTCTATGGTCTCCGCTGGTCAGCTACAGCAAAGGCCTGCCCCGGCAGAGGGAGCGGTTTTCAAGCGCGCGTGGATAAAGTTCCACGTGGAACAACCCTCCGTCGACTTCATCGCCATATCGGCAGACTTGACCTTCAAGGACGGCGCCAAGAACGACTTCGCTGTGTTCCAGGTCTGGGGAAGGAAGGGCGCCAAAAAGTACCTCCTAGATCAGGTGCGCGGGCGCATGGCGTTCAACGAACAACGGAACGCGTTCAAGGCCCTTTGCGCGAAGTGGAAGCCGCACGCCAAGTGGATCGAGGACACCGCCAATGGCCCGGCGCTTATATCCGCTCTGAGAACTGAGATCGCTGGAATCATCCCAGTGAAGCCCAAGGGCAGCAAGGTCGCCAGGGCCGAGTCCGTCACGCCGCAGTTCGAGGCGCTCAACGTATACATACCAGACCCATCGAAGGCTCCGTGGGTGAACGACTACATCGAGGAGCTCTGCACCTTCCCAGGCGCGCTACACGATGACCAGGTGGACGCCACGACCCAGGCGCTTTCTCAGATGGCGCAGAGGCCGTCGATAACCTTCAACACGGACGCCATGTCCATAACAGGGCCAAGTAAGTGGCTGAGGTGAGCCTTTGAGCTTGCGGGTGGTTTCGGTGTACTCTACTAATAGATAAAGGGGATCACGATGGCCGAGAATGGAAAGCAACTCGTCATAGACTACAGACAAATTGGGGCTACTGGTCTACGAAGATTTTCGGGCTTTATTTATGAGGAATTTTTACAAGAGCTCACCGGCTGGAGAGGCGCCCAAGTCTACAAGGAGATGTCGACCAACGACTCGACGATCAAGGGCATCCTCTACGCGATCGACAAGCTGATCAGGAAGGTGCCTTGGAACATACAGCCGGCGTCAGATCAGCCCTGCGACAAGGAGGCAGCCGAATTCCTCGAGGGGTGCATGAACGACATGGACATGCCATGGATCGAGACGATCGCCGAGATCCTTTCGATGCTTACATACGGTTACTCGGTTCACGAGATAGTCTACAAGAGGAGGTGCGGCGATGGTTTTGATCCCACGATGCGATCTAAGTTCAGCGATGGACGAATTGGGTGGCGTGGCTTCCCTATCAGGTCACAGGACACAATCTACCGATGGCAGTTCGACGATCACGGTGGCATACAAGGCGTCGAGCAGCTCGCTCCACCGCATTACTACCACGTCACGATTCCGGTCGAGAAGTTCCTATTATTTAGGACCACGGTCCACAAGAACAACCCGGAAGGCGAGTCGATTCTAAGGGGAGCCTACCGATCCTGGTACATGAAGAAGAACATCGAGAACATCGAGGCCATCGGCATCGAGCGCGACCTGGCTGGATTGCCTTGCGCGTACGTGCCGGCAGAGATGCTCTCCGTGAACGCCAGCGACGCGGAGAAGGCGTTGCTCGCCGCGATCAAGCAATTGGTGACCAACGTACGTCGAGACGAGCAGGAGGGATTGGTCCTTCCAATGCAGTACGATGTAAATGGAAAGCCTTTATACGACTTCAAGCTACTTTCTACGGGCGGCTCCCGACAGCTCGACGTCGACAAGGTGATCAACCGGTACGACCAGCGTATAGCGATGACGTGCCTGGCGGACTTCCTATTGATCGGGCACCAGAACGTCGGCTCGTTCTCGCTCGTGTCCGATAGACGAGAGCTGTTCGCCTCGTCGTTGGGTGCGTTCCTCGACATCATCGCGGAGATCTTGAACCGATACGCTGTGCCTCGTTTGTTCGCGCTGAACGACTTCGAGATCACCGACTACCCAAAGTTCATACACGGCGACATCGAGTCCGTGGACCTCGAGAAGCTCTCGAAGTACCTGCTCACGTTGTCCCAGGCCGGAATGCCACTGGGCCCAGACTCCGAGCTCGACAAGTACCTACGAAAGGTGGCGCACCTGCCGGAGCAGGTCGACCAGATGAACGAGCTCGACCAACAACCAGAGATCAAGCAGCCAGAGCAGTACGAGGATATCAAGGAGATCCCTGGCCTTCCGATCCAGACCCCGACTGGGCTAGAGCAGCCAGCGGACACGACTCCGGTGAACAACAAGCCTCCAGTCGAGACCGTCACGACCAACGTCGACGGCAACACCGAGAGGACGTCGAGGGCAGCGGCATCGAGGCTGCAAACTCCGGCGCAATATACACGGTGGGACAAATGGTGATCAAGCTTTGGTGCCACGAGTGCGAGTGCTTCGTGTTCCAGGCCCCGACTAGGGAGTTCTGCCCGAACTGCTGCACGCCCATAAAGAAGAAGGCTGCGTAGATGTTCGTCGTGCACAAGCCATGGTCGCACGTCGCAAAGATGGCCAAGTCGAGGAAGCCCAGGTGGACCGGCGACAGGAAGAAGCTCGCCGCGATATCGCTCCGCCAGCAGAGGAAGACAGCCAAGCTCATCGTCGCCGGAGTCAAGAAGATCAGGGACTCTCTTCCGTCCACGATTCAGATCGGCCTGGACCTGGAGGAGGGCTACCCGACGTTCATCAACCGGATGCGTCTGGCCGGCGGCAACCACGAGAAGTTCGACGAGGCTGGAGAATCGCTCTGGGAGACGCTGATTCTGTCCTCTGGAGTGGCGATCGACAACCTCCCAGACGGCATCAAGAGCAGGTACAGGTTCGACTACTCCAACCCGCGCATCGAGAGGGTGTGGAGGAAGAGGGCAGGAGAGAAGATCGTCGAGCCCATACTGCAGGGCACTCGCGACTCGATACAGAACGCAATACACAATCAGTTCATAAAAGGCCTGAGCCCAAGAGACATCGCTGAGGATATCAAGGGATACGTCGGACTGTACCCGCGCCTAGCAACTGCACTGAAGAACTACAAGGTAGGTCTAGCGGAGAAGGGATTGCCGATCGAGAACCAAGTCAAGTACGCCCTGGCCTACGAGGACAAGCTCCTCGACTACCGGGCGATGTCCATAGCGAGGACCGAGACCAACTTCATGATCAACCGCGGGCAGCTTGAAGTTTGGCGCCAGGGGCAGGACAATGGCATCATACCCAAGGGCGCCACGAAGGTCTGGGAGGTCGACGGCAACCCGTGCCCCGATTGCGACGACATGGACGGCGAGGCCGTGGGCCTGAACGACGTCTGGGTCATGGGCGACGGCACGATATGCGAGGTGCCGCAGGACTCGCACCCACAATGCGAGTGCACGATGTCCATCGAGTACGGCGACATAGAAACAGCAGATTTCGGAGAGGAAGAAGATGGCGAAGAACAAGGCGAGTAAGTCACAGCCCACCAGCTCACAGGTACACGTCCCGGCCACTGGAGAAGAGGACAAGATTCTTCGAAAGGGCAAGGGCCACAACCCGAACAGCGAGATCGACGCCGACGGCGAGAACACTCGTCTGGTCGGAAAGGTCGCGATCATCCGTCACGGCAAGCTATTGATCGGAACTCGAGACGACAACGGAAAGTACGACTTCCCCGGCGGCCGTGCGAAGTTCGGCGAAGACGTTCGATCGGCAGCGATACGCGAGGTGCACGAGGAGACGGGCATAGAGCTAGACCCGAACGGAATGGAGCAGATCGGACACGAGTCCAAGGAGAAGAACGACAAGGGCAAGGTCGTGGTGGTCTACGCCTACATAGCGGACCTGGACGCCTGCCCGCCACTGTCCGAGTCTAGCGAGACAGACGGAGAGATGGGTACGCTGAAGTGGTTCGACATGAGCAAAGGGTTACCGCCGGAGGTCATCGACCACATGCACACGGCCTTGGAGGACAACGTCGTTCTCCAGGCGTTGGGCGCGTCGGACGACGGAGTACAGAAGGACGTCGATGCAGACGGTGACCCCGACATGTACCCAGGCATAAACAATTTAGAGGGCGGCGCGCTCAAGTCAGCCGACGACGAGCCCAATGGGCTCTCCGACCTTAGGGACGCAGGAGAAATGGTCTCCGGCATCGACTGGGAAGTAGAGCAAGGCAAGGTCGACCCGTTGACGGCGCGCGAGCTGGCCGAGGCGAACCTATCGCAAGACCCAATGTACTACCGAAAGAAGAGGCTCGAGCAAGACTGGACCTCCGACCCACTATACAAGGACACCGAGGAAGGCGAGCAGAGCCAGTTTTCGGGGGAAGGATACAACGAAGATGCTCTACAAAACGGCCTTTGGGTTGATCTTGGATCGCATAATTGTCGTGAGTCTGGTCACATTGGGCTCGATCTATATCCATACGACTACGGGACTGCCGTACACGATCTGGACACCGGCATTCCTCTGCCTGATGCTTCCGCATCGAAGGTACGTCTCACGAACGTGGTAGGCGACGAGAACCTCTCCGACCCTAAGGCGCTCCTATCGCAGATCCATCGAGTTCTGATGCCAGGTGGTCAATTCGTCTACGAGGGACCGGAGGACATCTACAACTACCCGAACTGGACGCAGGACTACCCAGGCCTGGTGCTGACCGACCACGAGGACAACTGCGACGACGTGAACAAGGTCGAGGGCAACAACATTTTCCGGCAGAAGTTCACCCGAGTCGCGACGCCAGACCCGGCGACAGCCAACGACGCCGAGCCAAGGATCGGCATCGCTCAATACGACATGCTCCCGGCCGACGCACTTCTAGCCATGGACGCGACCGGATACTATTGGTCCGACTCGACCTCAAGTGGCAGGGGCAACCGCCTCATGGGCTACCCTAGCCAGGGAGCCATGCTCAACAAGGACGTCAGGGGCAAGGCGAGGAAGTCGATATCCAAGTCGGTGCCTATACTTAAGGCACAGAACATGAAGCAGGTCGTTTATTGCGTGGTCCTGGAGCCTGACACGGCCGACTCTCAGGACGACGTCATGAGCGCCGACGACATCGAGGAGACCGCGCATAACTACCTGATCAAGGCCAGGCTCGTCGGCTCGAACCACTCGAGCAAGATCGACGCCGCTCCAGTCGAGAGTTTCATCGCTCCCCAAGACCTAGAGTACGAGGGCCAGAACGGCCCTCAGAAGGTCACCAAGGGCTCCTGGGTCATCGGCATAAAGGTCTTCGACCCGGAGGAGTGGCAGAAGGTGCTCAACGGGGAGTACGCCGGCGTCTCCGTCGGCGGCAAGGGCGTGCGCGACGAAATGTAGTTGCGCGATGAAAAGTAGTCTGCCAAACTTGAATAATTAGGGGAACGATCGATCGATGAAGAAACTCTACGACCTCGAGACGGACGAAATAAGCCTCGTCCATCGCGGAGCAAACAAGAAGAAGTTCTTGGTGTTCAAGTCGGACCTGACCACCGAGGGACGCAAGAGGATCGCCGACGAGAACTTCGCTCTCCCGAAGGAACGAAAGTATCCGATCCACGACATCTCGCACGCGCGTAACGCGCTGGCCAGGGTCGCGCAACACGGAACTGCAGAAGAACAAGCAAAGGTTAAGAGCGCGGTGTACCGAAAGTACCCGTCGCTGAAGCCCGAAAAGGAGAAAAGCGAAATGGCAAAAACCGCGGCCAAAGTCAACAAAGACGCCGGCGACATGGCCCCTAAAAAGGACAGCGCCGTCTACAAGGACCCAAAGGACATGCCCATCCACCAAGAGCCAGGAGCCTCTTCGAACGCTCCATTGAGCGACCGCGCCAAGGCGGCCTTGAAGGCGATGGCACGAATCGCTGCGCCACACAAGGACGAACTCAAAGGCGAGCACGTCGAGATGGCGATGAAGGAAGCTGGCCTCATGCACGGCGCCGGAGAGGACGGAGACGCCGGCTCCAAGGACGAGATCGCATTGCACATCGCTTACCCTCAAGAAGTCGAGGAAGAGCACCACATGGCTGCAATGGGCAAGGCTAAGAAGAAGGCGATGAAGGCCTACAAGAAGGCCCTCTCGAAGCTTGGTTACCGAAAGTATCCTGATGAGCAGGAAGCTGTTAAGGCGCATGCTCCGATGGAGGACGATGACGACGACGGTGACGACGTCGACAAGTCTGGAGTGGCGAAAACACAAACAAGTAACGAGGGAGGAACTGTGAGCAAGAACAAGATTCACAAGAACGTCGACCTCTCGGGATTCCCCGAGAACCAACGACGGCAGCTCGTCGACGTCTTCAAGGCGTACGACGAACGAACCAAGGAGCTCGTCAAGAAGAACGACGAACTCGAGTCAGAGTTAAAGAAACGCGACCAAGCCGAGAAGCATCGCGAGCACGTGGCGAAGGCAGCCGGCTTCCGTCACCTAGGCATTCCGCAAGACGAGATCGTCGAGACATTGGAAGACGCCGCTAAGTTGGGCCAGAAGGCCTACGACCGCGTAGTCAAGCAATACGAGACGCTCAACGCGCAAGCCGAGAAGGGCGGACTGTTCAGCGAGATCGGCAGCGGAAACGGCGGCGGAGCTCAAGACGCTTCTGCTCGCTTGGATGCCTTGGTCGACTCAGTCGTTCAGAAGTCCGACGGCACTCGTACCCGAGCCGAGATCTACGACGACGTTTTACAAACAAAAGACGGTCAGCGCCTTTACGCTGAATTCAAGAATGGCCGAAGAGGGGGTGCCTAATGGCTTACGAAATTCCAAACTTTAGCGTCGGCGTTTTCCCGTCCGACGTGGACTTGAGTGGCGTCAACGCCAGCAACGTTCCGATCTACCAGTACGCAGGCGTCTGCGTCTACACCGCGGTCAGCGTGCAGGGCACGGGCGTCGGTGGAGCCGCGATCAACCTACCGAGCGCAACCAGCTCGCCCATCATCGGAGTGCTTCAGAACAACCCTCAACAGGGTGAAGCGGCGCAAGTCGTCGTTCAGGGCATCACGAAGGCGCAGGCTGCGGCCTCGTTCAACATCGGGCAATTGCTCATGGTGAACTCGGCTGGAGCGTTCTTACCAGCTACGTCTGGAAACTACGCCGTGGCACAGGCCCTTGAGAGTGCTGCCTCAGGCGACATCACCACAGTTCTGCTGATCCGGAACGGGAAGCAATAAGGGGGAATGATCAATGCCACAACCAACAAGGTCAGAAGTACACGTCAATAGACCGTTGACGAACATGTCCATCGCGTACATCCAACGCGCGCAGGACTTCGTAGCCGACAAGGTATTTCCTATCGTGCCGGTGATGAAGCAGTCGGACCGATACTTCATCTACACGAAGGACTTCTGGTTCCGCACGCAGGCGCAGAAACGCGCTCCTGCGACTGAATCAGCGGGCGGAGGATTCAACGTGAACAACACCCCGTCGTACTTCTGCGACGTGTGGGCCGTTCACATGGACGTCGACGATCAGACCCGAGCGAACGCGGACCAACCCTTGGACCCAGATCGCGACGCGACCCTGTTCGTGACCCAGCAGATGCTGCTTCGACGCGAGATCAGCTTCGTCAGCCAATACATCGCAGCCGGAATCTGGCAAGGCTACGTCGTGGGCGGAAGCCCAATCGACTTCCAGCCCAACGTCAACGGCAACGGTTATTGGGACAGCGCGAGCTCGAACCCGATGCTCGACGTGGACATCCTGAAGCGTTCGATCAAGTCACAGACCGGCTTTCGCCCGAACACCTTCGTCGCAGCCGACGACGTGTTCACGGCGTTAAGGAACAACGCGTCCGTGCTCGACCGTATCAAGTACACCCAACGCGGCATCGTCAGCGAAGAATTGCTCGCAGCCCTATTCGGCGTCGAGAAGTTCCTCGTGGCGGACGCAGTGTTGAACTCGGCTCAAGAAGGTCAAGCCTTCAGCGGCAACTTCTTGGTCGTGAACATGGCTCTACTCGTATACGCGAACCCAGCTCCAAGCATCCTACAGCCATCGGGCGGATACATCTTCTCGTGGCAAGGCTTGTTCGGCGCCGGAGCACAAGGCAACCGCATCAAGACCTTCCGTATGGAACAGTTGGAAGCGGACCGCGTGGAAGGCGAGATGGCCTACAACATGAAGTTAGTGAGCGCGGACCTAGGCGTCCTGCTCAAGAACGTCATCCAGAACAATCCTTAAGGAATAACTGATGTACGTCGCTACCAAAGAACTAAAGGTCATCAGCCGGGAGGGGGTCACAACCCTCTTCCGGCCTGGTGACGAAGTAGTCGGCTTCGAGGACTGGGCAGAAGTGCCCAAGCGCGCCCACCTAAACCTGGGCTACGTCGTCGTCGCCGAGTCAAAACAGCCTGCCAAGAAGTCTGCCAAGAAGAAGTCCACAACCAAGGGGTGACGCCGAGGGAGGAAAATGGTTTGGCTCTATAGCGGGAACCCAGCGTACTCAGCGAAGGACCAGGTCCGATTCCTCATCGGCGACACCGACTCCACCGACCAGCTCCTGCAGGACGGCGAGATCGAGTGGGTGCTGTCGCAGTACAACGACTCCCCGATGAACGCGGCGATACGTTGCTGCGAATCGATCATAGGCAAGTTCTCCCGCCTGGCGAACGAGTCCGTCGGCCAGGTCAAGGTCAACTTCAAGGAGAAGGCCGAGGGCTACGTGAGGATGCTGACTATACTGAAGTCGCGCTTGGCGACCGAGGACGCTGCTCCATACGCCGGCGGCATATCCATATCCGACAAGCAGGCCAACGCGCAGAACACCGACCGGGTCAAGCCCGACTTCCGCAAGCACATGATGGAGAACGAGCAGATAGCTCCCTGGACGACCCAGAGCCAGCTGGACCTCTACCTGCTCAACGAGGACTAGGATGCAGACGCACTCAACAGATCGCTACGACATGAGGCCCTTCTACATGGACCCAGATCGGTGCGGCTTGTGCGGGTGCCTGATCGTCTGCGGAGACACTATACAGGACATAGAGGTCGTCGAGGTCTACAACCCAGAAAAGGCCGAACTAAAAGAGAGCATAAACGTCCGCTGGCACTACGAGTGCGCCTTGGAGTACATACAGCAATGATATCGGCGAAGGTCACCATAACCGAGAAGAAGTCGCCTGACTACGAGAGGCTCAAGAAGCTCTTCAAGGGCAAGTCGGAGTTCTACGTCACCGTAGGCGTGCACGAGGACTCGGGCAGGTACTCTACGGGCACGAATCCGCCATCGGTGGTGGAGGTCGCGCTATGGAACGAGTTCGGCACTAAGACCGTGCCCGAGAGGTCGTTCTTCCGATCCACGCTGGCCGACAACTCCTCCAGGATAGAGTCCATGAGGCAGAAGATGGTGGAGAACATACTTTACAAGGGCTGGGCGCCAGAGAAGGCGCTGGAGGCGATAGGCCTCTTCGTACAGACCCTGATACAGAACAAGATCAAGTCGAACGTAGGGCCGGCATACGGCACTGGCAGGCAAGG